CTACTGGGTGGCTGGCATCGACCGGGCGGGCAACTACGGCACGCCGGGGCAGGTGGCCGTGCCGGTCTCGGCCCCGCCCGACTACGTGCTGCAGCTCGAACAGGCGCCGGTCTGGTCGGTGCTCAGCAACGCCGCGGTGTCCGACGACCGGCTCTATTTGCCGGTCTCGGCCAGCGAGACCTGGGAGACGCACTTCACCTCCCGCGGCTGGACGTCGCCGCAGGACCAGATCAACGCCGGCTATCCGCTCTACATCCAGCCGGGCGAGAGCAGCGGCTACGCCGAGGCGGTGATCGACGCGGGCTCGACCCTGCCCAGCTCGAAGATCACCATCACGGCCTCGCTGGGGGCGATCACCGGAAGCCCGTCGGCCGCCTACACGATCAGCGTGAGCAACAGCAGCGCCAGCGGGCCCTGGACCGACTACGCGGGCTCGCAGGCCTACGCCACCGCCTTCCGCTGGGCCAAGGTCAAGATCGCCGTGACCGGCGGCATCGCCGAGGTGTTCACGCCATCGTGCGGATGGACGTCAAGGAGCGAACCGACAGCGGAGAGGCCGCGGTCAGCGCCGGGGATTCCGGCGGTACCACGATCAACTTCACGGTGCCATTCGTCTCAGTCAAGTCGATCACGGTCACGCCAAAGGCCACTACGGCCCGGATTGCGATCTACGACTTTGCCGGGGGCGCCAACCCCACCTCGTTCAAGGCCCTGCTCTACGACACCGCCGGCAACCGCGTAAGCGGGACCGTGTCGTGGCAGGTATCCGGAGTCTGACATGGCCAACTGGGCAAACCCGACGCTCTCCAGCAGCTACACCAACTTCCTGGCCGATTTGAAGGCTCGCGACGAGGATCTCGCCCGCGGGCTCGATCCGGCTGTGGCCACGGTCACCAGCCCGCCCGTCAACGCCATCCGCTGGAACTCGGCGTCGAAGAAGTGGCAGAAGTGGTCGGGCAGCGCCTGGGGCGATCTCTCGGCGTCCTACGCGATCAACGTCGAGGGCACGCTGGCCGCGCCTGCGGGCTCCGTGGGCGCGCCGTCGATCGTCTTCCAGGGCTCGGCCACGACCGGCTTCTACCGGCCTGCGGCGGATCGCGTCGCGCTGGCGATCGCGGGCGTGCAGCGCCTGTGGGTCGGTGGCACCGGCCGCTTCAGCTTCGGTGCCGGCGAGAGCCCGGCGGGCGTCGTCTCGATCGCGGGCGGCAACTTCGTGGTGCAGGAGACCGGCGTCAACCGGGCCCTGGCCTTTCTCGACGCCGCCGGCTCCACGGGCTACGGCGAGTTCGGCGCCGAGAGTGCGAGCGGGGCCAACGTCGCGTTCGTGAACAACCCGCGCGCGGGCGGAACCGTGGCGCTGCGCGTCGCGGGCACGAACCGGCTGACCGTGACCGACACCGCCGCCACCTTCTCGGTGCCGATCTCTGGCGTGGGATCAGGCCTGACCGCCCTGTCGGCGGCCCAGCTCACGGGCACGACAGCCGTGGCAAACGGAGGAACTGGCAAAAGCACATTGACAGCCCGAGCGCTGTTGGTGGGTAATGGTACTTCTGCGGTTGCCGATTCTCTTACGCCAGTCAACTCGTCGGATATTGTTTCTGCAGCACCCACTGAAATTGGTCCAGGGGCTCCACTGGCTTGGTATTCGACTCCATTCTTGGATATGGCGAAAGGCGCATTGCAGGCTGTAGGGGATGCGCCGATTTACGCATGCCGCGCCTGGGTGACGTTCAGCAACGTGGCGATTTCTGGAACCTATACGCAGTCCGGCACAACTGTTACCGTCACCATTACCGCGCATGGCATGGCCGCTGGCGATTACGTCTATCTGGACTTTACAAGCGGCGCCGGTATTGACGGGTATTTCTTGATCTTTAACGTGATGCCCAACAGCTTCTCTGTCACCGCCGGCAACAGTCAGACTACATCCGGTAACGTGACCCGCATGATCTATACCATTGCGCAAGGGAATGTAAGCTCTGTATCCGTCTTGGCCGGCGGCGTGCACCGAATAGCGTTCGAAGTCGCTCTGCCGGATGCTCGATACGCGTGGTCTGGCAGCGCAAAGATGGAAGGCGCAAATCCACAAGCGATTGTCTGCTCGACGACAAACTGCTCAAAGACCAATCAGTTTTTAGATGTCGAGATTGGCAACTCGTCAAACGCGTTCAATCTGACTTCATCAGAGATTAACGTCATGGTCCTCCGTTGAGGGCCGCTTCCCTTGTCCGTCCACACGAGAACAAAACCATCATGCGCTACACAATCATTTTCGAGAACCTGGATTCGTCCGCGGTCAACAGCCTTGGCAACGCGATCTCGTCGCGTCCTTGGATGGAGGCAGACCCGCTCATGCGGGCGCTCATGAAGCAGGTGCAGGAGCAGGAACACGCGGCCGCCGTGACCAAGGCGACAACGCCCGCAAAGGCGGCAGATGCTCACGCCGTCGCCGATGCCTGACAGAATCTCGGGATCGCTTCGCACCGGACGCCACGATGGAAAAGGGCCACGAGATTGCATCGCAGACCCTGGACGCCAGCCTCGCTGCTGCCGGGTCAAAGGCGACCTACGCCGGCTCCGGCATGACGCTGGGGGGCTGGCTGGTCTCCAGCGAGTTCGCGGTGCTGGTCGGCATCGTGATCGGCATCGCCGGCTTCCTGGTCAACTGGTTCTACCGCCATCGGCAGGACCGCCGCGATCGCGCCGAGCACGAGGCGCGGATGCGGCAGTTCGAGCGGCCATGAGATGAGCCGCGCCAGGATCGCCCTCGCGGCGCTGTCCCTCTCAGCCTCCGCGCTGGTGGGCATCGCCGTCCATGAGGGCTACCGCGAGGCGGCCTATGTGCCGGTCGCGGGCGACGTGGCGACGATCGGCTTCGGCACCACCCGGCATGCCGACGGCAGCCCGGTGCAGAGGGGCGAGCGGACCGATCCGGTCCAGGCGCTCACCCGCAAGCTGGCGGACGTGCAGAAGTTCGAGGGCGCGCTCCGCCAGTGCGTGCGGGTGCCGCTGCACCAGCACGAGTACGACGCCTTCCTCTCCCTGGCCTACAACATCGGCTCGGGCGCCTTCTGCGCATCGACGCTGGTGCGCCTGCTCAACGATGGGCGCTACCGCGAGGCCTGCGAGCAGATCCTGCGCTGGGACAAGTTCCAGGGCCGGCCGCTGCGGGGCCTGACGCTGCGACGGCAGGCCGAGCGCCGGCAGTGCCTCGCGGAGGGCGCGTGATCTTCCTGCAGCGCTACGCGCACACCGCCTGGGGGCTGGCGCTGCTGGTGGCGATGACGGCCTGCTTCTGGCTCTACATCGACCGGCTGCAGACCGAGCGCGAGCTGTCGTCTGCGGTGGCCGAGCTGGCCGAGGAGCGGGCCGCCCGGGACCGCGAGCGGGCCGATCTCACCGCTGCCGCCTTGCGCGAGTCCGAGCGCGCGCGGGCGATCGAGACCGAATGGAGAACCCGACATGACGCGGCTGCCGCTGCTGCCCAGCAGCAAATCGATCGGTCGCGGGCTGACGCCCGTCTGGCTCGCGCTGCTGGTGACAGCCTGCGCAACCGGGCCGAGGTCTACGCCCGCCAGTGCCCCGGCCAAGGCGCCGCAGCCGGCGTCCGTCCCGGCGCTTCCGTCACAGGCGCGGCAGCCGGCGGCCCCGGCGCTGTGCTCGCCGACGTGCTCGGACGGCTGGAGGCGGCTGGCCGAGAGCTTGCTGCCGTGGCCGATGCCCGAGGTGCCGCCGGAACCGCCTGCGAGCGGGCCCACGACGCGCTGAGCGGCGCCGTGCCGCCCGACTGATCCCTTCCCCCAACCGGAGGCCGCCATGCGCCCGTTTGCCTTTCTCTTGGCCCTCCTGCTGGCCTTGCCGGCATGGGCGGCGACGATTGCCGTGGTCCGCGCCGAAGACGGGGCGCTGCTGGCGCTCACCGACGAGCTGGGCCCATGCCTCGGCGGATCGCGGCAGGCGGTCTGGACCAGCGCCGACGGCAAGGAGCGGGTGCCGGGCTGCTGGCGGCTGTCTGGGGCGGTGGTGCAGGTCGCGTTTCTTGACGGCGATGCAGTCGAGGTGCCGGTCAGGCTGCTTCGCCGGCCAGACAACGTCTGATCCCCACAAGCGTCCCGGTCGGTGCAAGAATCGACCCGGGTACTGATGGGGAATGCTCCTTGTGACGCTTCGGGCCGCCGCGCGCGGCCCGTTTTTTCTGCCAAAGCAGTCAGGGCGTGATGCGTCTGCCGTAGATCGGAATCATCCTTGCGTGCGCGGCAGGCCGCGTCGACTTGCGCCAGTCGATCACCTGCAGGCCCAGCCGGCGGAAGACGGCGCCGATCAGGTTCGGGTGCGCGTCCACGGGCGGCGGGCAGATGGCGTGCAGGTCGTCGGCGCTGACCCGGCCGCGCTCGTCGACGAGGCGCAGCATCTCGGCGCGGGCATGGACCAGCCACGCCACGTGGCGCGCCGCCACCTGGGCGATGCCCTGGTCGCGCAGGTCCTGGCCTCGGGCGCTCATGCCGGCACCCCGAGCACGGCGAGCTTGGCCCGGGCGGCGCGGATGCTGGCCTGCCGCCAGTCGCGGGCGAAGGGCCGCTCCTGGCGCTCGCCGTCGTGCCACGTGTCGCCACAGCCGGCGCAGGTGACGGTGGCGCCGTACCACTCGAAATAGGCCGCGTGCGCCCGGCGCGGGCGCTCACAGGTCGGGCAGTCGATGACGGCGCAGCGCTCGTCGAGCGGGGCCGGGGCGTGGATGTGGATCACCGGTAGAGCCTCCTGAAAGCGTCGACGTCGCGCTGCTCGACGAAGACCTCGGCCTCGCCCAGTTCCCAGCGCACGGTGCCGAGCAGGCCCGGCAGGTGGAAGTATGCGGCCGGGACGGTGTCGCCCCGGGCGTAGATGTGGCAGGGGTGGATCGACTGCGCCATGGGCCAGCGGGCGGCCACGGCGTCGATGACGGCGGCCTTGTGCGCGGCCCTGGCGCGGGCTTGCGCGTCCTCCTGGGCCATGCAGGCGATGCTGCAGAACACCCGGCGGCCGCGCTCGAAGAAGCCGAAGCCGGCCGGGTCCATCGGGTGGCCGTCCGCGTCCAGCCGGTCCTCGTGCGGCTCCTCGCGCTCGACCCGGTGGCCGCAGTGGCCGCACTCGAACCACCAGCCAAACTCGTAGAGCGCCCGCTGCGGCACCGGGCCCGGGGCGTAGCCGTCGAACTGCGGGGCGCGGACGCAGGTCACGCCCTCCCAGTCGGCGCCGAGCTCCGACGCGCCGGCCCTGCGCGCCGGGGCGTTCGACACCGCGAAGACGACGTGGGCCTGCTCGTCGTCGCTCACCGTGTAGGCCTTGAGAGGCTTGCTCATGTCGGATCTCTCCCGAAAATTTCCCAGCAGCGACGGCAGATGATCCAGCCGCGCATGGCGGGCCGGCTGCAGTGCTCGCACTTCATGGCTGTCTTGCCTCGCTGTCGACGCGCTGGAACTCCACGACCCATACCCACGGGTTGGAGGCCCAGGAGCCGGGGCCGTAGATCGACCGCCAGAGGTCGCTGTACTCGTGCACCGGGTCAACGTCTGGCGAGTGTTCGATGCCTTCGGCCCAGAAGTCCGCCGCGCTGACATCCTGCAGCCGCTCGACGCGCACGCCGGTCACTTCCAGCGTGATGCGGCTGGCCCAGCGGGGCATGTGGATTGGCGGGCGCAACTTGCCGACCCACTCGGGATGCTCCCGCGGCGCGCAGTCTGAGGACTGCCATTCGCCCGCGCTCCACGGGCTGTTGCAGGCGTAGCCGCCGGCCTCGTACTCGACGGTCATGGAGCGCGGCGACAGGTCGCTGGGCTTGGTGCCGTCGTGCTTGCGGCCCACTCGCCACGCCTCCCGCACCCACAGACGGTCGCCGGGCCGGCCGTAGCGGCAGGCCACCCGATGGGCGGCGCGCAAGTGCGGCAAGGATCCGGCCCCCCAGGTGGCTTTTCCCTCGTCGGCCCGCTGCGTGCTGGCCACGCACCAACCCGCCCAGGCGTGCCCGGCCGGCGGCTGCGGCTGCACCACCCGCCGCGTCTGCATCTTCGTCCCGGCCAGGATCGCACGCACCATGGGCCCGCTGAAGATGATGGGCCGCTCAGGCATGGCGCGGCTCCTTGGGCGGGTGGCAGTGCAGGTGCTCGGCCGTGAACTGCTTGGAGATCGCCACGAAGAGGCTGATCGAGGACGGCAGGGTCGGCTTGTAGGTGATCCCGCAGTGATCGCAGCGGAACTCCTGGCTCACGAGGTCCATGACGACGTGGTCGCTGCTCGGCCGGC